ACTTTGCAGACTTTGCAGACTTTGCCTGAGCCTGTATAATCCGACAATCTCATTGTAATCATCAGGAAGCGGCATAAACTCCTGCATGCGTTGGTACATTTCCCGCGTCGGGAATTCCCACTGTGAGCGTCCGAAGTAATGCCCGGCCATCTGCGTCCCGAGCCGACGCTGAACCTCAGCCTGCGTCAAG